TCATCAAGCACTGTTAGAAGACTACATAACAAGGCTATGGAACAATTTAATATACCAGAATAAAATGGCAAGGCATGACAAGGCGTGGCAACTTGTGACAAGCAGGTCTATGTGATATGATATAATTGGCAAAAGCCATAGAGATAGTGAAGGTCAACAGAGTCAAATCTGCTGGCCTTTTTTCATGCCAAAAGGAGGAATTGCTGTGCCAAGTAAGCCAAAGAAACCATGTGCATTTCCTGGTTGTCCTAAACTTACTTTAGATGTTTATTGCGAAGAGCATGCTTCATTAAGACAGAAACAATATGATCGTTATAACAGAGCACCAAATCATGATAAGAAGTATGGTAACAACTGGAAACGTATACGTGGGTTGTATGTAAAGAAGCATCCACTTTGTGAGAGATGTTTAAAGGAAGGAAGAATCACACCTGTTGAAGAGGTTCATCACATCGTACCTCTTTCTCGTGGAGGAACTAACCAGTTTAGTAATTTGATGTCGCTATGCCAAAGTTGTCACACAAAGATACATTATGAGATTGGTGATCGCAGTTGATTATGAAGGAGATACCAGGATATTCTGGCTATTATGCTACAGATGAAGGTTTAATTTATTCTTTTAAAAATGGTACGGTGAAAGAGAAACCTCAAAGGTTAGATACAAAAGGCTATTTACGAGTAAATTTAATAAAAGATGGTTGCCCTTCCAGAAAAAAAAGTATCAATGTACATACAGCAGTTCTATTAGCTTTTGTTGGCGATAAACCTGCGGGAATGGAATGCAGACATTTAAATGGAAATTGCTTAGACAATCATCTGAAGAATCTATGTTGGGGAACACGACAGGAGAACGTTCAAGATGAAATTAGACATGGAACAGCTGCTTGCTTAAGAAAAGGTGGCAAAAGTAATGGGGCAAAATTGCACACAACAGATATTTATGCTATTGTTCAACTATATAAATTAGGGTATTTGCAAAAGGAAATTGCAGATGCCTTTTTTGTTTCTCAACGACATATCAGTGACATCGTGAATCAAAAAACATGGGTGCACTTATGGGGTAGGGGCGGTAAGCATCTTGACAAACTTTAGCTTCGACACCGAGCCTGGGCTTTCGTGTGCAAAAATGGCGAAAGCAAACGGGGTATAGCCTAAGGAGGTTTAAGCATGGCAAAAGACGGCACAATGCGTGGTGGTCCAAGAGTCGGTCAGACAGGAAGACCAAAGAAAGCATTGATTGAAAAAGTAGAAAATAATAATCCAGGCGGAAGAAAACTTGAAGTTCTAAATATTCCAGAATTTTTGGTTGGAGCAGAACTTGAAGGAAATGAAATGCCGCCAGTAAAAGAGTACTTATCAGCTCAGCAACGTGATGGAAGAAATCTCGAAGCGGCAGATATTTATAAAAATACTTGGTTATGGTTGAAGAACCTCAACTGTGAGAAGTTCGTTAATAGTCAGTTAATCGAACAATATGCGATGAGCGTAGCCCGTTGGCTTCAATGTGAAGAAGCAATAACTAAGTTTGGATTTTTAGGTAAGCATCCAACTTCTGGTGCACCTATTCAGAGTCCATATGTAGCGATGAGCCAAAGTTTTATGAAACAAGCTAATCTTGCATGGCTGCAGATCTTTCAAATTGTTAAAGAAAACTGCACCACAGATTTTAGAGGTCCTAATCCTCAAGACGATGCAATGGAACGATTGCTTAGAAGTAGAAGAAAATAAGGAGGAATAATAATGTTTGAAAAAGTAAATCCTGCTCATCCAGATAAGGTAGCAGATAGAATTGCTGGTGCTATTGTTGACTTAGCATACAAGCAAGCAGAAAATCCAAGAATCGCTGTTGAGGTATTAATTGGTCATGGTAAATGTCATATTATTGCTGAAACTTCTGTGTTTATTTCTGAAGGCGATGTTCTAGATGCGGTTCATAGAATAGCTGGTGAAATCATTGTTGACTATAAAGAAGTACCACAGGATATTCATTTAGCATATAACCAAACTGATAGAATTCGCTGTGGTGATAATGGAATCTTTAAAGGCGTACCACTTACTAAAGAGCAAAAGGAACTATCTAAGATTGCTCATAGCTTTTATGCAAAGTATCGCACTGACGGAAAATACATCCTTAATGGTGATAGATTGATTATTTGTCAAAGTAATGCTAATAAAGCTGAAATTCAAAATGAGTATCAAGAAGCTGAAATAAATCCTATTGGTGATTGGACTGGTGGGACTGATGTAGATACTGGTGCAGCTAATAGAAAACTTGGATCTGATATGGCTGACTCAGTTACTGGTGGTGGACTTCATGGTAAAGACTTATCCAAATCAGATGTTAGTGTAAATATCTATGCTTGGTTAAAGGCTCAAGAAACAGGAGTTCCTGTTGAACTTTGCTGTGCCATTGGTGATGAGTACATTGACAATAGACCTTATGAGGAGATTGTTGAAATTGCTCGTGAGTTCATCTTTGACTTAGGTGGCTTTGAGAAATTTGCCGAGTGGGGGTTAGTATAATGAAAACCACTACAGTAATGAATCTTGTATCAATTGATAAGTTGATACCTTATGTGAATAATGCTAGAACTCATAGTCCAGAACAGATTAATAAATTACGTTCAAGCCTTCGAGAATTTGGATTTGTTAATCCAGTTATCATAGATAAAGAGTTCAATATAATTGCTGGTCATGGAAGAATCATGGCTGCTCGTGCTGAAGGTATCAAAGAAGTACCTTGTGTTTTAGCTGATTACTTAACGGAAGCACAGAAAAAAGCATACATTTTAGCAGACAATAGAATGGCTATGGATGCTGGATGGGATGAAGAAATGTTAAGGGTTGAACTTGAAGCTCTTGAGGGAGAGTCATTTGATTTATCTTTAACAGGCTTTGATGAAAAAGAATTATCGGATTTATTTAAAGAAGAACATGACGTTGAGGATGATGATTACGATTTAACTACAGCTCTTGAAAAAGCATCCTTTGTTGAAAGAGGTGATCGCTGGGTTGTTGGAAGACACGTTCTATATTGTGGAGATGCAACTGATCCTGAAGATGTAAATAAACTAATGCAAGATAAGAGAGCAAACTTGATTCTAACCGATCCGCCCTACGGAGTTTCTTTCTGTTCAAGTGCTGGACTTAAGATTCAAAATGACTCTCTAAAAAACGAGGATTTTTACAAATTTTTGCTTAAAGCATTTAATAATATGGTTGCACATGTGGAAGCAGGTGTGAGTGCGTATGTATTCCATGCAGACACTGAAGGGTTAAATTTTAGAACTGCATTTATTGATGCTGGTTTCCATTTAGCAGGTTGTTGTATTTGGAAAAAAGATAGCCTAGTTTTAGGTCGTTCCGATTATCAATGGCAACATGAACCTATACTTTATGGCTTCCTAAAAAATGGTACACATCGCTGGTATTCTGATAGAAAACAAACAACTATCTGGGAATTTGCAAAACCAAAAAGAAGTGAGAATCATCCTACTTCAAAACCACTTAATTTGCTTTCTTATCCAATTCAAAACTCATCGCAAGAGAATGCAATTGTGATTGATACTTTTGGTGGATCTGGTTCAACTTTGATGGCTTGCGAACTTACAAATCGTATCTGTTACACAATGGAGCTTGATGAAAAGTATGCATCAGTAATCCTTAGAAGATATGTTGATAATTGTGGTAATCAAGATAATGTTTACTGTATTAGAAACGGTGAAAAAGTTATGTACAAGGATGTCGTAAAAGACCTGGATAATAAGTCCGACGTATCAAATAATTCTACTCAAATGACTTGATATAATTCCCTTTTAGAGTGATATATATAGTACCTTGAAGGAGGTTATGATTATGGTTAAAACAATAGAAGAATTGAGAACAGAATTAAAAGAAACATGCGAGAAAACAAACACTAGATATTCTGGTATGGAATACTTAATTAAGTACTACATGGATTCACTTCATTGGACCGAAAAAGAATCAATTGAGTACACTTTGAAGTTATTTCATGACGGAACAATTGAACAGATTAAATTCATTGGTAAGGATGGAAAGGAATTATGAGAAAGGTTGACATAGAGAAAATTAGAAAAGACTATCCTGTAGGACTTAGAATTGAACTTGTAAGAATGGATGATGTTCAAGCATCTTCGATTGGGACAAAAGGAACAGTCAAAGGAGTTGATGATATTGGTTCAATTATGGTTGCTTGGGATAACGGGAGCTCACTTAACATTGTTTATGGTGAAGATGAATGCAGGAAAGTTTCAAGCATTCCCACAGAAGTTATTAATCAAATTCTTAAAATCAGAGACACTGGTTTAACCAATATGTTTGATACAAACATGGTTCA